CCACCGTACACAGTTTCATAAGTTCCCACCGCATTCGGGATACCCGTTATCAAAGAGGGGTCTTGCAGCGTGCCCCACGGTGTTGCCTGATACTCGACGTGAACATGAGGGCCGCTGCTGTTTCCTGTGCTGCCCATAATGCCGATAACGTCTCCCGGCGCTACGGCATCGCCGACAGCCACGTTTCGGCTTGCAAGATGCGCAAACAAGCTGCACGAGCCATCCGAATGCTGAATCTGAACAAAGTTCCCGTAGCTTGCATTTCCACCGCTGCCAAATTCTGACCGCAACACCGTGCCAGCAACCAGAGCGCGGATATAAGCAGGATTCGTGTACACAACAATATCCTGCCCCCGGTGGGGTGTTCCGTCGCTGTAGGATGGCCATGTGGCCGTTACCTTTACGGATGTTCCCGTAGTTAAATAAGTGCTATAAGCCATTTCATCACCACTTCACAAAGAATGTTTTCTTGACCATTGCTTCCAACTCCGCTTCCGTGCGGCTCGTTATCTCTCCGGCATCACGGATAATGTTCAGCGCAAATACAAGCTTGTTTGCAAGAATGAAGTTATCGTCCATGTGCACTTCGTCTTTTGGGAAGAATCGTTTCAGCATCTCATATTGAAGATACCATGCATCGATCACTTTCTTCTTTGCCATGTCAAATCCTCCATTTCATAACTTGCATGATGCTATTTTTAATGTTCATCGTCTCAAATCTTAGTGCGCCCTGCTCGAACGGTTCCACAACCCATCTTTTGAACATGGATTTATTAGCCGTAACAAGCAGCATGTTGGGCTTGTGGTCTTTCGTTGTTAGTGCGTAGGTGAATGCCGACGGGTCATACTTCTCCGAAATCCACACACAACCCTCTTGCATGTCAGCCCAGACGCCCAGATTCTGTCCCATATAGACAAGCGTCATAAATGTTCGGGCGTTCTTACTTCGCGGCTCTATGAATGTGTTATCATCCAGATAGAAAGCGTTGTTGATAATGTGTTCTCCCTCGCTTGTTCCCATCACAAGTTGACCAAGCCGCGTGGCCTGTTTCGCTTTCACGAACTCCGGGTTGACAACGTTCTCCACAAGGATGAGGTTGTTTTTTCTCCATATCTCTCCCGGCTTTGGCATTTTCAAATCGTAGTTGAGGAAATAGGGGTTTGTAATTGAAATCGCGTTCGCCATACAGAAAACCGTCACATTATCGCGCATCCGGATTATAGTTTCGAGTTGGTTTGTGAACGCCGATATTTCATTTTTCAAATAACGGTAACTTCCGACTTCTATCAGAAATTCGTCAAAGCCTATCAGGGTAATGTCAGGGTAGCTTATCGACTTCTTGCCCGCTGCTGTGCTAAGCGCAAATGACTTTCCCGCAACCTCACCATTTATTAGGAAGTAGCCGCCTTTTTCCTGCAACTCCAAGTCAGGGAACGCCGGGGCGATATCATCAAAGAAAGTCGGCAGCGTGCTGTCTAGTTCCGTCTGGTATCGCCGGATATAAGCGAACTGGCCTTTTCCATTCATGAAACGCTCTATCGCCATTTTCTTGAAACCGTATGTTTTTCCGCCGCCACGGTTTCCAACGATGAAGTTTAGAAACCGGTTGTAGGACATCGTGCGGCGCATATCCCAGAATATATTAGATTCCATCGAATAACCTCCAATGGCACCGAAAGAGGGAAACGCCAAGTTTGTTAAACCCACGCCGCATCCGCGCGTTTCACCGCGTAACATCGGAATTATTGGTAGCGCTTCTTTCTCTTTCGGGCCTAATACTATTATACCACTACTTTATGGTAAAGTCAACATCTTTTAATATCGCGCCGCCCTCAACATTTTGATGAAGCAGCTTTCCCCGGAACGCTTCGCCCGTCCGGAAATTTTCCCAAGTAACGTACTTGTAACACCCGCTGCTCATTCCCGCGCTTGTCACCTTGAGGAACGTTTTCACACCGTCAAAAATCGTGCAGCGGCTGCGCGTCTCTTCATCCGCGAATAGCCTGTCGTACTCTTCATCGTCTACTATTTCAGCTTCACAATAGCACTTCTGGTGCAGGAACTTCCCGGCAACAAAGTCGCTTTCGTGCGCCCATTTCCCTAACTCCGTGTCGGATGTTTCTATTATCGTCTCCACATCCTCAACGGGAAGCAGTGTGTGAATGCTGTCCGTATCGCTGTAGATGTACATGTCTTGGCCGTACTTCTTGATGCTCAAATCCTTGATAGCTTGACTTGCTCTTATCGTGACTTCCCGTGCATAAGAAGTGATGAACGCTCCCACCGGAACATATATCGGCTCCCGTTCTTCTTCCGGGCCCAGCTTATACTTTACTACCTTGTTAACGCGGTCAAAGTACGGAAGCTTGCTTTGTACTTTCGGGTTCAAGCTGAATTTGCCGTACAGGCTATTCAACATCAGCTTTGCCAATGACCGCATGGCCGCGTTCTTTGTTTTTGTGCTTTCAATCTTTACTGCCGTCCATTTGTCAATGTAGTCTTTGAAAAGATCATAAGCCCCCATGAACTTGAATCCGTCCAGATATTCGATGTTGTAAACCTCGTATTGCTCAAAGAACAATTTCAAGTCCACGTTGGTGAGTGTCATTTCCACTATCTCATCCCCGCTGTCAGAAAGATATTGCGTCGGGATGAAAGCCAAGTTCCCTTTCAGCTGAATAGTAGGTATCTTCCCCGGCTTCAACTCGAACTGACACTTTATCCTCTGGACGTAAAGTGGGTACAACTTATCATCTTCATATCGTCCAGTAAATCGAACAGGTACACCGAAAGGCATCATCTTGAAGTACATTACAGACGGATACAGGCTATTAACATCGAACACATGCCCATCAAAGACTTCTTTCTCCGCGAATGCCGGGTTCAGGTACGTGAATCCGCCCTTGTATGCTTTTCGTATTTCCTTATCGTTCTCCGGAATTGGAAACATCTTTTCAAAGCGTTTCTTCCCAAAGGTCGTCTTGAAGTCGTGAAAGGCGTTGCTGCCCGCTGTCATTTTCTTTAATCCCTGCTTGAACAGGACGGCAAGCGCCATTGCGACTATTTGGACATCGTTTCTTAGATAGTCAACTTCTTCTTGCGTGAGTTCATGCCCGATAGGACGCTCCGCTTTATAGTCTATTTCGCCTTTCATTATCGGAAGCCCGAAACCCTTCGCAATCTGCTCTACGCTGAAATTTAGTATTTTCAGGCTATCCAGAAAAGTTACTTCTTTTTTGTCATCCCTGCTGCCATCCTCAAAGCAAACGGTGATACTGTAAAACAATCCCATATCAGATATTAGCGTTTTAAATTGTCCTTGCTTTAGATTCTTTTCATCTGTCCACTCGTACCCATGAGTAAAGAGGTAGAACAGAATAAACTGACCATCGAAACGCAAGTTGTGAAAATATAGCGTATGGCTTTCCTCGCTGTCAATTAGCCATTCGAAAAGCCAGTCTATGCTGTTCCCGAATATGAAGTTGTCAGGGTTCGCTATTTCACACAACCCAGCCGCCCACACTCTGGCGGGCGCCTCTGTTGTTGTTTCAAAGTCAGCTGTTAGAATCATACCCGTATTGTCCCCACCTTGCAAGTATTCGGTTTAGGAACATCTGTTGCTCATAGTATTTTCCAAAATATAACGTGTCAATCTGCAAAAGGGGGTCTGCGAAAACTGCATCATATACCTCCTGCCCGGTGAATCCTCTAATGGCTTCTTCCAGCTTTCGGGCTGCTTTCTTTCCAAGTTCGTTTTCTGCTGCTTTCAGATAATTTCGCTTGTATAGCTCTGCCTTGCTTTCCCTGTCCGCGTCGGTGTCCAAACGATTGATAAGGTTCAGGAACTTCTTTATTTCCTTGTCCGACTTGTTCAGCGGTTCATAGCTGATAGGGTCTAGGCTCTGTCTCTTTATCTGAGCCATCGTGCCGCCCGTGTTGCCCTCTTTGCGGGCTTCCTCTGCCCGCTTGGCTCTGGCAGCGTTGACGCGCTCCACACCCTCCTGCACCCGTATAACGTCCAGCTTGGTTGTGATACCCTTTTCCGTGGGGATGAAAGTGAACGCGTCAGGCTCGGCAGCATGTGCAACTGAACGCATGAAGTTCTCCAAATCGTCCTTGCTACCTATGTTCTTCTTAACCTCCCCAAGCACCAGCTTGTCGGGGAGATATTGCGCCAGCTGGGCGGGGGCGGTCTTTGCCGCCCTCTCCACTGCCCGGTTGAATCGCTCTACGGCGTTTCTGACGTCTTTCGCATCACGCTCTCGCCCTGTAAAATAACTTCGTTTTGCCACAAAATAACCTCCTCACCGACACGAATATAGCATCCGCGCCGCTCTATCTGAAAGTAATAGGACAAAAGCCCCATCGTGTCGTTATGCACTTCCACGCCCAGCATGTTGGAAAGTTTAGCGTCAATCTTCTCAATGTGTTCCTCAACTCCCAGCAGATACCGCTGCAAGTTGCGCAAGCTGGAGAATCTCAACTCAATTTCCTTGTCAGGGTCCCCGGAATTGAAGATGAAGATGCTTTCCCGCAAGTCGTAGTAGATGCCGTTTCTTGTTGCTCCCATAGTTCAAAAATAGGCCGGGGGCGTTTTAATTACCCCGGCCATCTCCTTTCATTTATTTAGCAAAGAACGATTTTGTGAATCTTGCCGCGCTTGGCGGGCTTATCAACGATTTTCAGCTTGAGCGGCTCCGTCCATTCGCTCGGCATGCCAAACGTCATAAAGATACGTTTCAAGTCGCCTACAAGGCCCGTGCCCGTGATTGCGTAGCTCTCGCCCTTGTTGTCAAAGAAGATAATGCGGGGAATCTCGACTTTCTCCCCGTCCTCACCGTTTTGAGAGTCAACGGTAATCGTTTCAACATAAACGTTCGTTACGGCGATTTCCTTGCCCATAACCTCGTCGCGGCTGTAAGTGGGGTCAGCAACCGCGTTGAACAGGAAAACGGAATCTTCCTTGGACTGCGGGACGTAGGTGCAAAAGCTGTTGTTCTGCTCTTCGTTGTTCATTACCATCAAATCGTTAGCCATGTTAGTTCCTCTTTCTGCCCGTTAAGTCGTTAGCCCATCTGTTAAATTTTGTTTGGTCTGATGTGGTTTACTCTTCGATTTCGGTTGCGATTTCCATGAAGTCCTCAAGGCTGCATGTGTAGGTCTTTGTTTTCGGCTGCAAGTCCTGCACAACAACCATGCCCTCAAGCGCAAGCTCCCTCTTGATGATGCGGGCGGCTTTCGCCTTGTCTTTCAGCGCCTTGTCGATGATGAACACATCCTCTTGAATAATCGTGGGGACGGTGCCGCTCATGTCCCACTCGATAAAGTGGGCAGTCGTGCCAGTGGTGACTGTGCGCGTAAACATTTTGCTCATTGCTATGTCTCCTCTTTGTTTATTTTGGTGAAAAGACCACCAGAGGGCTTTCGCCCTTTCGCCGGGTGTTACAGGCTCATCAGTGGAGTTCCCCGGCCCTTTCACTACTATTAGTATATCATGTTTAAGGGTTGTTGTCAAGCATTTTCTTCAAATTAATTTTCGTATTTCTGCGAGCTTTTCTACGGGCTGTCCCAGTAGAGCGGCAAGCATTCGCTCCATTCCGCGCTTTGACTGCATCACCTGTTCAGCAAGATAGAATTTGCCATCATCTTTGAAGCCTTTGTACTTTACGGCTTCAAGGTCTATTACCTTGAAACATAGGTTGATGTCGGCATTACTCAATGTACTCCACCCCCAGCACGTCAAAGACTGTCTCCATCATGTCACGCTTAGCTTGTGCAATGCAAAGCCGCTGGCTGCTCCATTCTTCTTGCTCCGCCCTGTCCACGATGTCTAGCCGGAGCTGGTAAAGGGCTTTTAGTCGCTTTACTTCAAATGTTGTCATTATTTCTTCCTCCCGTTATTGTTCTGCTCTTTGGCTATGAGTAGCATGATTATGATGTTGATTGTGGTGTAACCCAGGAATACCCAGCCCACGGCTTGAAGTGCTTCACTTGCTGTCATTCTTCACGCCTCCGTCTGATTTCGTGTATCGTCTCGTTGTAAGCGATGATGTAAAGCATCCGGGTATTTTTCGGCAGCGTGTGGAACACCGAGCGGCATTCGAAGATTTTGAATGAAAGGCGGTTCGCCATTTCTTCCAGCGTGTAATCGTCGTATGCTTCAAATGTCAACCGTGACGCATTCTGGATGTAATCGTCAAATTTTGTCATTGTCGTTCTCACCTTTCAGGCCGTCAAGCCTTTCAACTAAAACCTCATCCGGGCACGGGCCGTCCACACAATATTCCCACAGTGGGTAGGTTAAATCGCTGTGTAAGGAACAAATGCTATTTTCTGCATTACGATATTTACAAATCATTTTTCTTTCCTCCTAGGCGGTCAAGCCATTTAACGAAAACTGTCATTAAAATAATAACTATTATTCCTGCCAGAACTCCGAAATATAATTGAATCAGTGCAACCAATGCTTCTGTATTCATTTATTATATCTCCCCAAATAAAGTCACTAAGGCAAGCAATAACATAACCCCGACTATTACACCTGACATGAAAACTCCCACGAGCCATCCAAATCCAATTAACATTTTTGCTATCCTCCTTTAATTTGTTTAAAATGAGGGGCTTTCCATTATTCAAATGTGGTGTCTTTCGGTTCGAGTAAATAATCGTTTGGGTTCTCCCAGTAATCGGATTCAACTTTTGCTAAGGCTTCATAGTAGTTTTCTGCATCAATTTCTACAACTGCTTCGTGAACTTCTTTAATTGTGATTTTGAATGTCATTGTCGTTCTCTCCTTATTTTCTCTCTTTCTACCCTAACAAATACTGCGTTCATACGTTTCTCTTTCCTCCTCGTTCTTTGTATTCTTTCTTCATCCATTCAATGTTTTTATTGCTGTAATCAATCACTTTCGGGTTGAACACGTACGGAAATTTAGAATAGGTTTCAACGTATTTGTCTCGTCTCTGTTCTTCTGATTTTATAAGATTGTATAGAGTGTTAAGTTTTAACATATTCTTCCTATCTCCCATCACATCATATTTGAAAGATTTTCTCCCTTTCACTGTCTATATTATAGCATGCTCTGCACCTGATTGCAAGCCTTTTCTTCATGAATATTGCGCAAAGAATGCAAAAGAATTTTGTGCAGTTTGCTTGACACGGTCAATTTTCCATGTTATAATGTATTATAGGGCAGGAGAATAAATAAAGGAAAGGGCGATAAAATGACAGTGGATACCGTAATTCAACTTATTAACGGTGTGGGGTTCCCGATAGCTGCCTGTATCGCTATGGGCGCTTACGTGATGTACACAAAGAAAGCAGAAATCAAGCGCACAGAAGATGCAGACGAAAAGACGGAAAAGACACTCAACGAAGTCAAGGCAGCTGTTGAGAACAACACGACTGTTATCAGGATGCTTGTCGACATTCTTTTGAAGGGGGAAGATAAAGATGACGCGTGAAGAGTTCATGGCGCGCCTTGAAACGATTTCCGGCGGCGGTGAGCCTGACAAGGTATTCGGCGCTATGAATGAGATTAAGTCGTTCTACGATGAGTACGAAACACAGACGGCACCCGAAAACGTGGTTGTCGAGGGGAAAACCGCCATCCAGTGGAAAGACGAAGCACTAGCAGCACAGGCGGCGATGCTTAAGCAGAATGATGCTTGGAAGAAAAAGTTCCATGACACATTCTTTTCTGGCGCAGCCGAAGTGAAAGAGGAAGTTAAAACCGATGTCAAACGTGATGGTACGGTTCAGACTTTCGCACAATTATTTGAAAGAAAAGAGGGCTAATCAATGGCTACAACTCCTAAAACTGGCTTGCAGACACCTGACGGCGTAGCCGTCATGTCCGCTATTATCAATGACGAAACGTCCCCGGTCTCCGCTGCTTTCCGTGCAGCTATCCCCACCCCGCAGCCGACGAATGAAAGCGTTCGTGCTATCGGTGCTATTATCAATCAGTACCCGGCTTTTCAGAATGAGTTCTTGAACGCTCTCGTAAACCGCATCGGGCGTGTCATTATCCTCTCTCGGTTGTATGAAAACCCGTGGGCGATGTTCAAGAAAGGTCTGCTGGAGTACGGCGAAACGATTGAAGAGATTTACGTCAACCTTGCGAAGCCGTTCACGTTTGACCCTCAGAAAGCGGAAACAACCGTTTTCAAACGCGAGATTCCTGACGTGCGTGCGGCGTTCCACATCCTGAACTATCAGAAGTTCTACAAGAGCACAGTTAGCAACGATCAGTTGCGTCAGGCGTTCCTGTCTTGGCAGGGAATTTCCGATTTAATCGGGCGTATTGTGGATGCCATGTACACAGCAGCGAATCAGGATGAGTTCCTGACGATGAAATACATGCTGTGCCGCGCAGCGCTTAACGGCAACATGACGGCTGTTAACACTCCGGCTGTTGCTGCTGCTAACATGCATTCGCTTGCCGCTCAGTTCAAGAGCTATTCCAATCAGTTGGAGTTCCTGAGCGCCGACTACAACGCCGCCGGTGTCGACAACTACGCAACGAAAGATGAGCAGTACCTCATCCTCTCGGCTGACGCGGATGCTATCATGGACGTTGAGGTTCTTGCAAGCGCGTTCAACATGGGTAAGGCAGAGTTCCTCGGCCACCGCGTGTTGATTAACTCATTCCGTCCGTCCGCTGGCGAAATCGCCCGAATGAATCTGCTGTTTGCAGATGACACGTCCGGCAACTATAAGGCGTTCACGGAGGATGAGCTGGAAACCCTCGGTACCATCACCGGCGCTCTGGTGCATCGCGACTGGTTCCAGGTGTATGACAACTTCTTCAACTTTACAGAGCAGTACAACGGTCAGGGTTTGTACTGGAACTACTACTTCCACAAGTGGAGCACGTTCTCCACATCGCCCTACATGCCTGCTATCGCGTTCACGAGCGCGGTCAACGGTATCACTAGCGTGACGGTCTCTCCGGCTACGGCAACTGTTGCCCCGGGCAAGAGCTTGCAGCTGAAAGCTGACGTTGTGATTACCGGTCTCGCTTCCACGGCTGTAAAGTGGACCATCTCCGGTCAGGCAAGTGCGAATACGACTATCAGTCCCACGGGCTTGCTCGTTGTCGACAAGGATGAAACTGGCGCGACTATCACGGTCACGGCCACAAGCGTGGTTGACGGAACAAAGGCCGGCACCGCTGCTATTACCGTCGGCGCGTAAACATTATAGAGGAAAAGTCCCCGTCCGGTTTGTGGTGAGCCGGGCGGGGAAATTCCTAGAAAGGAGACAACATGGTTTTTACACCTACAGGCACCGTTAGAGTGTTGAGGGGTGTTCCTCTCGACAACACGTATGAAAATACGATGGACTTTGCCGACAGCGCCGCGCAGCTTGCGTACTTTATCACGAAAGTAAAGTTCACGTTCACGAATCAGACGTACCAGAGAACAGAGGGGATTTTCAATGCCCCGGATGCAGCTGACCGATATTTCGACTGCAACTATCTCATGTGGCAAAACCCTGATTTCGGGAACAAGTGGTTCTACGCCTTTATAAATAAGGTAGAGTACGACAACCCCAGCAACACACGGCTGCACTTCCAGCTTGACGTAATGCAAACATGGCAGTTCGATTGGAGCTGGCGCGATAGCTTCATAGAGCGCGAGCATGTGTCGGACGATACGTTCGGGAAGAATCAGGTTCCGGAGAATCTGGAAACCGGCGAATACATTTATAACACAGGCGTGGTTGACGGGTACGGAGACGTAGCAACGCTTACGCCCGGTATCGTCATGGGTGTGTCGGAACGGCTTGACGGTGGGAGCGCCCTTGCCCTGTTGGATAACACGTTCAACGGTGTTTCTTATTTCTACGCGAAGAAAGAAAATGCGGATGATATGAGGAACTTGGTTGAAAGGTACAGTGAAGCCGGAAAGGGCGCGGCGATTGTCTCCATTTTCATGTATCCCCTTGAGTTGCTCGGCATTCTGGAAGCGTCTCCCGGAAGCGGGTGGATTAACGCTGACACTACGCATCACATTGAGGGTGGTCAACTGCTTGACCCGTTCGCGCCGATGGATGGCGTTACGCCGAAGAACAACAAAACGTACTGCTATCCGTACCGCGTCTTAGAGGTTTACGCCAGCGGCACGGGTGCTAAGGAATACCGCTACGAGCTGTTTAAATATTATTCCGCTATGTTTACGGTTTTCAGCACTCCCGGAGGTTCTGCTCCAATTGTTGCAGTGCCGAACTACTACAAGGGACTTGACAAGGCGCTTGATGACAGTGTTCAGATGTCGCCGTATCCCACGTGTTCATGGATAAACGACACTTACAAGAACTGGTACGCGCAGAACATCCTCGGAATGAACTATCAAGTTTATGCCGGTGCAGCGAAGGGTGCGATAGGTGTTGTAGCGGGGGCTATGTCTGGAAACATAGCGGGCGCACTGAACAGTGCTGTTTCTGTGCTTGACACGGTCGGCCAGAATCTTGTTGCTATGGAGCAGCACAAAATCATTCCAGACAGCGCGCAAGGCAGCACGGCGAGCGCTGCAAGTTACTTTGCAAACGGGCAGCACTACCTTTATATGTTCCCGCGTTGCATCCGACGCGAGTTTGTGCAGCGCATTGACGATTATTTTACAATGTTTGGGTACCGCGTGAATGAAATGAAGCGGCCTAACACAAAGAGCCGAGAACGCTGGAACTATATCAAGGCTGGTACGGCAAACATTTTCGGAAGTATCCCAGTTGAGGACTTGGCAGAGATAAAGAGAATTTTGAAAAATGGAATAACATTCTGGCATGATGACGTTGTGGGCAACTACGGCGGAACAAATAATATCGTTTAGGAGGTGACGTAGATGCCAAAATACTCAAACCCCAGTTTGCAGCACAAGCAGTTTATGGAAAGTGCTCAAATGAATGATGCCACGTTCTGTGACTGGTTTTATCGTTTTCAAGAACTGGCAATTAACATGTTCAAGTGGAACGGTCTACCCGAAACGGTTGACGAGCGCTTTCTAGAGTACACGCTTTTCTGCGATGGGATGGCGGTGTTTTTCAAAGATGAAATCATGGAAGATTATCTTGCGCTCCAATGCATGATAGGCGGCGAGCTGAACGTCTACCGAATACCGAAGTACCGCCGGGCTTACGCGGTAAATGGTTATAATAAGGTTCTGAATCCAGATAACAGCGTCATCATTTTCAATAACTACCTCCGCCAGCCGTCTTTCCGCACGACACAGCTTTACGCTCAGCGCGTTGCAGAGATCGACCGCGCGATAGATGTTAACGTGGCGCAGCAGAAAACCCCTACACTCATCTTGTGCGAGGAAAGCCAAAAGTTGACGATGATGAATGTCTACAAGAACTACGCCGGAAACATGCCTGTGATTTACGGAAACAAGAACGGTTTCAAGGCGGAGGACTTCACCGTTCTAAAGACTGACGCCCCGTTCGTGGCTGACAAGCTGGAAGAACTCAAGAGAGTCAAAATAAATGAAGCAATGACTTTCTACGGAATCGAGAACGATAGCACACCGAAAAAGGAAAGAAAAGTAGGCGCAGAGGTCACAAGCAACCTCGGAGAGGTTGAAGCGCAAAGAACGATAATGCTGAATGGCCGCAGACAAGCCGCGAGACAGATTAACGAAATGTTCGGACTTAACGTTTCTGTCGAGTTTAACACGAATATGATTAATAACGTTCCTGTTGAGGAATACGATGGCGAAGAATATGTCGTACGCCGTGAAGATGGTTTGGATTTGGAGGTGAGATAATGGCACGCTATACGGTTGAGCTAATTGACCTTGTTGAAAAAGGATATGACGTTGGCCTGTCCTCTTATCCTCTATTCGATGAAAACTATCGGCCCACCCTTAATCGCAAAATCACAGAGCATTATGCATTCCGTGAAATAGGCTTGGAAACTCCTGCCCTGTTTTCAAGGTTTATGTCACGCAAAATGAATGAAATAATGAAATACTACAACAAGCTCTATGAGAGCGAACTAATCAAGATTGACGCGTTGACGCGCCTAGACTACTCCGAGGAATTTGACCGAGAAGGAAATGCTGCGAGCACCAGCACCGCAGAAGCCAACGGAAACGGAACTAGTCGGGACGTATCAAGCAACACGCCGCAGGGACTTCTGTCGATGCCTAGCATTGAAAATGAAGTTTATGCGACAAACGCAATGATAGGAAAGACCTCCTCGGATTCAACATCATCGGCGAATAATACGACGGACAGCACGGACCACTATATTAAAAAGATAGTTGGAAACAATGCTGGACGTACAGACGCGCAGATGCTGAAAGAGTTCAGGGAAACGTTCTTGAATATCGATATGCAGATAGTGGAAGAACTAGAGCCGCTATTCATGCAGATTTGGTAAGGTGAAAAATATGTATTGTAGAACACCGTACCCCACGATACCCACGGTTTACGACCCTGATTTGAGCGATGAGGAAAAGGTTATCCTCTTAATGGCGCTTGTCCAGAATCTTTCTGACACGATGGCAAGTTATAGCAGTGTATCCCCTGAGTGGCTGGAGAGCTATGTTGTGTTTCAGATTGTTCCGATTCAAGAAGCGTTGACCGCTCTTTCTCAACGGATAGACAGGCAGTTTGATGCAAGCTCCTCGTCAATTGCGCAAATGGTAGAGACTGTACAACAGTATGCGGATGAAGTCATGATAAATGCATACGCCCGCTGCATAGAGTATGTAGGGGAAATGACGGATGACATTATTCATCGTCTGGATACTACAACGCTTGAAAATGTTCTTTTGAGAAATGTTGTTAATGGTGAGATGAACGTTGCGCAGGAGATTATAAATGACCTTGCGTCCCTGCATCAGAACAGTCCAACAGCCTCTGGCTATGACGCGCTTGACCTCACCGCTGGCGGGTTTGATGCGCTGGAATTAAACGCATTCATATATGACTTTGAGGGGGTGAGTTGAATGTTTTGTAAACCGATTATCCCTAGTATCCCCGCCGTGTACCGTTCAGCGCTTGACTATGCGTCTCAGCTGTGTATGCTTTCCAGTGAGGTGCAGCGGGTGGCGCAGGCGGTTGAAAACCTAACCGCAGTTACGGAAGATGACGTGGTGGCGTATGTTGCCCAGCAGCTTGACCCTGTAAAGGCGCAGTTGCAAGAGCTGCGGAATTCCGCGGATTCCCGCTTTGTCGCACAGGCTGCACAGATTGCACAGCATATCACGGAACTAGAATTGTACGTCAATAATCAGGCCGCGCAGGTTTATTCGAACAGCGTTTCAGTCACTAACGACGCATGGCAGCAGCTTAACGAGCGGATAGATGACACGCTGGAACAGGGCGGTCTTGTGAGAAGCCCGATTTCCGGAAATGTTGTGACGGTTCAGGAAGCCCTAAATGAGCTCGCATCCCTACATCAGGACGGATTGACAGCACAGGCGTTTGACAGTTTGCTCTTGACAGCGCAGATGTTTGACAACAAAAACTTGACCGCTTACGAATTTGACTATACAGGCGTTACCGCCTAGAAAAGAGGAATATTATGCCTTATACAAACCAAACCCCGAACTATGGCCTCCCGCAGTATATTGCGACAGACAAACCCACGTATCTTGGAGACGCGAATGGTGCTTATTCTAAGTTGGACACCCAGTTGAAAGCGAACGCAGACGCAGCAGCTGCAAACCAGAACTCTGTGAATCTGTTATCTGCGCGTGTGCAGGCGAACGAAACAAACATTGCAGACCGCTACACGAAAGCTGAGACAGCTGAACGCTTTACTCCCCGGCCTAGTCTCGGACGCAATGGCAACTTTAGACAGCCTGTAAACCAGAGAGGAGACACCTCTTACACTGGTGGGGGTACTGGCGCTTACTCGATTGATGGTTGGAAGCTTACACCGTCTGGTAACTATAATGTGACGACGCGCACGCTTAGCGGTGCTAGTTACACGTCTCGTGCTTGCGGTATCTTCCAGCTTTGCGAGTTGTCTCGTGGCAATCTGACAATGGGCGATACTATAAGTGTTACATTGTCGGTTGGCGGTCAGGTGTACACTGCATCAATGCCGCTTGTTAATCAGGATGCCTACAGCAATTTCAGTGAGGTTCCGGCTGGCTTTAGCAATGACGACTTTGAAATCGTTTCTGTTACCTATTCTGCTTCTAACCCTACCGTTTATAGCGTAGGTGTCTATGCTAAAAAAGCTCTTACACTTGACTATATCAAGTGGGAGAAAGGCCTGATTGCTACACCTTATATGCCGAAGGAATACGGGGTTGAACTGGCGGAGTGTTTGCGGTATTTTCAACGTGTTTATGCAGACTGGAGAATCTATGCCCCATTGGCAGATGTGGTCTATCGTTTTTCTCAGTCTACACTACAAGTTATGCGAATTAAGCCAACAATTTCGGCTCATAGTACGCCGTATACTTTTGGCTGTACCATTAACGCCTTAGATTCCCAACCAATGTCCTTTACAGTAGAAACAAAAATAAATGCTCAAGGGCAAAGTTCGGGTACAGCGTCGATGTTAGGATATTTTGATTTGTCTGCGGAACTGTAGAGGAGGGAAAAGGGTTTAACACGGCACACACAGCGCACACTCACACTCACACTCAAGAAACAGCA